TAGAAGATTCAGTATATGGAGTGGAAATTCAACTGCTTAATAAATATTTAATTCACATATGCGAGAGCACCAATACCACTCATAACCCTAAGAACATTGTAATTAACTGCCCAGACAGTTAAATTACATCCAGTTATATTAGAAACAAAATTCATTGTCGCATTATCCATTCTTGAGAAATTACAAGAACCAGAAGGTTGATGATCTTCCGGATTCAAAGCAAATGAATAACAATAAATATGTTTGGTAGGTATTTTGTGACCTGCTTGGATGGGTTGACACGTCCGAAAATAAGATGCTTTTCTTTGAATAAACCGATCTTGACCATTTAGTTTAATTGACATTTCACTAAATGCTTCATTGGAATCGCTAGTTCCGCCTATTTTTTCAGTTGTTCCATTATGACTCCCATAATTAAAATAATCATTACCATCACTTTGAGAGGTTTTGGAATTTGATTTCGCATCAATACCTGTTGTAGTTTCAACTTCTGTACCAACAGTTGTAGTTTGAAATGTCCAGATTATTTCTTTGACAGGTTGAGTAAAATTCAAGGTTTGAACAAAATCCGAAGTATTTGGATTTCCGGTTGATCGTTGAACTTGTTCAATCAAATATTCGTGAGTTGAATCTGCGAATCGTCTTCTTTCATCACTATCTAAAAACACAAAATCAGCCCATAACTCTAAGGTCGGAGCAACAGGTGTTACACCTGATAATGAATCACTATTCATCAAACTTTTAACAGACCGAGTATTTATTTTTAAAACTGTATCACTATATTGAAGAGCAATTATTGGCAACGCAAGACCAGGATTCCGACAAAACCAGAATGGCAAAGGAATATATAATTGAAGATCACTAGTAACTCCTGGAGAGGATGAAGATAAATAAGCATTTTTCGCAGCATGTTTATTTAATCCAATCCATTCTTTTTCATCGTGATCGGTAAGTTCATTCCAAACATCAAACCATTGTGAGTAATGTTTATCAATTGGTTGTCCACCAATTTCAAGTTCAACGTCTTTGATAAATGCGTGTCCTGTATTATTTGTCCAGTTATGATATGAAGAACTAGTTGTTGTCGCGGTTGCTCCTTTAATAACAACATCCAACCATAAATAACTTAATAAATCTCCTGCTCTTGAGATTGTTGATTGTAAAGACGATGCGGTTGCGTTTAAGTTTCCATCAACATCTTGTTTGATTGATTCAGTTGAAAAGTTGGTATGTTTTCGGTAAACAACTTTGAAAAACGTAATCTGAGGATTCCCTGTAAGATACATATCTTCTGCGCCTTTCGCAGCTAGTTCGAGTAAAGCAGTCATATATATCTTACAATTATAAAAAATAAGTCAAATTTTAACAAATAAGTTTGGTCTTCAAATTAACTAGAATACGCAAGACCTCCCATCCCGGACATAATGCGAAGAACATTGTAGTTCACAGCATAGATATTGGTAATAGTCCCAGCAGCACTTAAGATTAATTTAGCGTGATCAATTTTGGAGAAGTTACAAGTTCCGGAAGGTTGGTGATCTTCAGGATGGATCGCGAAGGAAAATACATTGATATCTCTAGATAATTGAGAACAGCGGGACTGAGGTTGTTGATGACCGGCAATTTTGTAGATAGAACCGTCTCCTGCAACAGAATTATGGATTTTATTTATTGAAGTACTATTATTAGAAATGTAATAATCAGCTTGATCACCTGATTCTCGCCAGTGCTGTTTAATACTAACAATTTCACAAAAAACTGTATGAGAAGATGCGTCTGCTGTAATTTCATAATTAATGGCTAAGATATCACCAATTTTTAATTCTGGATCTGTTGTTGATTCGAAAGATAATAATGCAGGAAGTGAAGCAGTCCCTTTAGTTATACAAAACTTACCATCACTTAAGGAACCACTACTAGAATGCGGTTCTACAGAACCAACAGCAGTAACGTCCCCTAAAATATTTTGTGGTTGACTTAAATAAACAGGTCTTTCAACCTCTTTGATATTATATCCTGGGACTGATGTATGGTGGACCATAGGTTGTTTAATTTGAAAATAATCGCGTGTTTGTTCCGTGAAACGGTCGTGTCCATTAATTTCTAATCGTAATTTTTGAGTAGATATGGTATTTGCTGTGGTGGAAGAAGTTGGTGAAGTCCAAATTAATTCTTTCACGGGATGTTCAAAATTTAATTTATATTCTGTAAGAGAATCTCCTTCATCTTGTATTTGGACTTGTTCAATTAAATATTCGTGAGATACTTGAGCAAATCTTCTACGTTCATCGGTATCAAGATAGATATAATCTGCCCAAATTTCTATTTCAGGAGCAACAGCGTGCGTACCTCCACGACTGATACCAGAACCAGCAGCACCACTCCCGAGTGTAAATTTTAATTCAACATCGTGGTATTGTAAAGCGATTAAGGGTAAAGAAAGACCAATATCCCGACAAAACCAGAAGTTAAAGGGGACCATGATTGATTGTTGGTTTGATCCTTTATTAGAAAGAGTTCCATTTGTATTTGTAGTAGACGCAGAATCTAATGTATTATTAAATCCACCGGTTAAGTATTTATATCCTGCGGATTTAGATTCGGGAGTGGTTAATTCAGCCCATACTTGATTCCATTCTTTGGTATGTCTATCAATTCTTTGACCGCCAATTTCTAAAATGGCATCATCAATTAAACAATCTCCATTGATACCAGCATCAATTGTATCAGATCCTGAAATAACAGAAACTGTGCTATTCGTCCTTACCCATAATTGATGTAATAAATCACCATTCCTTGAAATAATAACACTACCTTTGGATGTTCCGGTTGTTACAACTGTATCTACTCCTGTAATTGTTTGTTTGACACATTCCATAGAAAAATTAGTGTGTCGTCTATAAATAACTTTAAAAAAGGTAATCTGAGGGTTACCTGTTAAATAAATATCTTGTGCTCCATAGGCGACTAATTGTAATAATCCTCCTCCCATATGGTATATTATATGAATAATATAATAATTAAACTTGCTTAACGAAAAAAAATATTAAGAACAAATAAATATTTATTAGTATTAAAATGAAAGCAGCAACAAGTCCTCATTCTCGTTATCATTATTCAAATAGTTTAGAAGAGGAACAAAAAGAAAATACAAAAAATACAAAAACAAATACAAAAAATACAAAAAATACAAACACAAATATAAAACAAGAAATACCGATTCAAGTTATTGCGAAAGAAACATCTAAAAAAGAATCCAAATGATAGTATGGAAGGGAGTCATAATATAAAAGGGAATGAAACAAAACAACCGAATCCAAATTTTTTTGATTCCACCACATCTGTAGATTCGGTTGAAGATACAACCAAATTTGATATCCGTAATTATATGAATTATGATTTAATTTGTCGGATGTTAATTCAGCATCCAACAGAAGCTTCCTTATTTGCGGTTACTTGTATTTTAATTAATGAAAAAATTAATGAAAAAAAATAATAAGAATTTATAATTTTTATCTTGTAAATGATTATATGGAGTTTATTAATGTCAAACGTTTTATGCATCACAAGAATCAATTTATTATGGAAGGTTTCATTGCGAATAAAAATAATTTTAAATTAATTATGCAAAAATCCCCATTAGATATTCAAATACGAGTATATGAGTTAAAAAATAATCATCATTATCGCCCGATTGAATCAATTGCAGATATATTACAATTAACTTCATTTCAATATGATTATTTGATTGAATCTATTATGGGGATAACTATATAAATTCTTGAAACAGTAATTTTGTTTCTTCTGGATTTTTATCAAGATCTAAGACTTGTTTCACTGGATTCATTATTTGATTGGAGATATAAAACTTATAATCAATATTTAGTTTTTTTTCTTTGATATAATCCGGATGTTCGATACGGTCACCTTGAAGGATTTTTCTTTTTTTAAACTTAGGTTTTCCATTTTTATAGGTACCATTGGGTATAGGACTTTCATCAACTTCAATATACATATAGGGTATACGATCATTGGGTTTGGGTTTATTACCAGGATTCCTTTCTGCCATTCTATCCGCAAGTACTTTATGAGCGATCCCATCAGGGTTTTTGTAATATCCACTTAATGATTTAGATATGATAAACATACTTTCATCTATTTCACCATTGATAATCTTTTTAAGTGTTATTTGTAACCAGTCCATTGCTTTATCTACACTTTTTTGATTCATGATAATTTCAACAACATTACCAAATACGTATTTGACAATGGGAGCATTATCTCTACGTTTCATAACGATACCCATAGATGTTCTTTCTATTGGTTTAATAGATTTATATACATATTTTTCACCTGTATATCGTTTTTTAGAGATAAGGATGAAAGGCCAGAATGTTTTTTCATATTCAAGATCTTGAGGTGAACCACTTTGTTTCCATTTTGTTTCTGTAATCCATTCACCTGCTTTGATACCACAATCTATACAATATTGCAATGCTTCTTTACCAGTTAATAGTTTCCCAGTATCTTTATCAATCCTTGAAAACTTAACAAACACAGAATCTGTATCACCATAGATAACTTCAGGAGGATGATAACCTTCTGCTAATGCCCATTCTTTGACACCTTGTTCTGCGTCATTAATACGTTCTCTTCCCACAGATGTGGTACACGCTGCAATTTTCTTATTACTAATAGGACTTGTTGCTGCTCCAGTTTGACCATAAACTGAATTAGCAGTGACTTTATATGCTAATTGAAAACCATCTAAGACTTTTTGTTTATTTGGATCTTTTGTTTGTTTGATTAATTTCCTTGTTTCTTTCCTTCTATCTAATAAAGTTTCTAAGATTTGTGGAATAATTCCTTTTGGTTCTTTTGCGAAATAACAAGTTGTTTGTGTTCCTGATTTTTGTTTATGAATTGTTTTTCCTTTTTGTATATAATCATAATCATCATAAGAGATGCGGTTATAGTTTGTACGTTCAAGTATTTGTTCATATTTTTTGGGATTTTTATCAATTTCTTCTTGTGTACAGATAAATGTTTCATGAGACGCATTTACTTCTCTAATAGAATTAGGATACAAAGACGCAAAATCTAAAACACTTACAGGGTCATCAGAGTAAATACCTGGTGTTGGTTCTAGAACAATCGCACCTTCAAATCCATCATTTTTTTCACCATTGTATCCAATGAGTGTTGGAATCCTTGTATTTTTTTGAGAACATATTTTTGTAACTAAGGAAAAGATTTTGATACCTTGACCTCTTAGAAAGATATATGATAATGGAACCGATGAAACAGAAGCCATACCAATATTATTTGGAATGATATCTAATTGTTGAAGTAAGTGAATACAAAG